TAAGATCCTCAACAGCGTTGATCTAGTAGTTGGTCACAACATTATTAACTTCGACCTACCAACTATGGAGAAGCTAGGGTATCCAATCACAACCCCCTGCCGCGATACTTTGATTATGTCACGCTTGGCATATCCAAACATCGGCTTCACCGACGCTAATCGCAAGACCATACCGCCCAAGATGAAAGGCTCACACAGCCTCAAGGCTTGGGGATACCGCTTGCGGAAACTCAAAGGTGACTTTGGTGGTGATATCGAACAGTGGGAAATACTCACAGCAGATATGGTTGCTTATTGTCGTCAGGACAGTGAGGTGACTTTCTTCCTCTACAAGAAATTACTAGAACGTAATATTCCAGAGGAGGCAATCTGGCTCGAACAGGAATTTGCTCGGATCATCAGCCGCCAAGAAAAGTATGGTGTCTACTTCGACATCAAAGCAGCTGAGCAGTTGCACGTTGATCTCATCACTGAGGTTGATAAAGCAGAGGCTGAGTTGTTCAAGACCTTTACCCCACTCCAAACATGGACATCGAAGCCCTATCCTAAAGTTCCCTACAAGCAAGACGGGAAGAAGTCACAAGTGCTTCTCAATCAGGAGGCACTAGGTTGTCACCACAACGATCACGGTGATTGGGGCTACTACAAAGAAGTTCACTTCAATCCTTCGAGCAGACAACACATTGCTCGGTGGCTCTCTGAGGTCTACGGGTGGAAGCCTAAAGAGCACACAGAGAAGGGTACACCGATTATCAACGAGAAGGTTCTAGAAAGCCTAGACTTCCCCGAAGGTAAGATACTTGCCCACTACTTCAACGTCGTGAAGCTTAAAGCCCAACTTGCAGATGGCAAGAACGCATGGATGAAGATGGTCGGTACAGGAGACCGCATCAGAGGCCGTGTAAACACCCTAGGAGCCGTAAGTCGTCGTTGTACGCACTCCAACCCCAATATGGCACAAGTACCCTCTGGCAGGGCTTACAAGGGCCATGAGGCACGGTCGTTATTTGCCGTTCCTAAAGGTAAGAAGCTAGTAGGCTGCGACGCTGATGGCTTGGAGCTACGAACACTCAGCCACTATATGGCTAGGTACGATAATGGGCAGTATGCCAGAGCCGTTGACGAAGGAGACAAAGATAACGGTACTGACATCCACACTCTAAACCAAAAGGGTGCGGGCCTACCTACAAGAGACGATGCCAAGACCTTCATCTATGCCTTTCTTTACGGGGCAGGCGATGCAAAGATCGGAAGCATTATAAACGGTACAGCTGAGGCTGGTCGGAAGCTTAAAGAAAAGTTCTTTAGGCAGATCCCAGCAATCAAGAGATTGGTTGATGTAGTTGGTGAGTCTTACAAACAGAACGGCACACTACGTGCTCTCGACGGTAACCCTTACCACATCCGCTCAGCACACTCAGCACTCAATACCTTACTGCAGGGTGCAGGGGCCTTGGTCATGAAGTACTACTTGGTATTTCTTGATCGTAACCTCTCCAAACACTACATAGTGGGTAAACAATACGAGTTCGTACTAAATATCCACGATGAGGTACAGATCGAATGCGACGCCGACATAGCTGAAGGTGTGGCAAAGATTGCTGAAGCTACCTTCGACGATGTTACTGACCATCTTAAATTTCGTATCCCACTAAGAGGCTCCGCAGATATCGGAAACTCTTGGGCAGATACACACTAAGGAGACACAAATGACTGACGTAGTAAACAGCCCTAGTCACTACAACCAAGGTGGTATCGAATGCATCGAAGCCATCACAGCTATGACAAGCACCATGAACGGTACGAGTGCTTACGTAAGCGGCAACATCTTGAAGTACCTGTGGAGACACGAGTACAAGAACGGTCTGGAGGATCTCAAGAAAGCCCAGTGGTACTTGAATAAACTAATCGAAGAATACGAAGACAATCATCGGGAGTACTAAACATGTTGCAGCGAGAAGAGATTGACAACTGGGACACCTACAACGAGTGGGTAGAGTCCATGATTATTACCAAAGGTGACACACGAAAGATCGAGAATATCTTAGGTCTTGTCGGTGAGGCTGGGGAAGTAGCTGAGAAAATTAAAAAACAAATAAGAGACGAAACAAAGGTATCGCCCTCGGAGATCGCTAAGGAGATCGGGGACGTTATGTTCTACGCGGTAGCTTTGGCCCGCATCTACGGGTACACACTACATGATATCTTGAAAATGAATATAGAAAAACTTGAAGACCGTAAGGCTCGAAACAAAATTAAAGGAAGCGGTGACGCACGATGAACAATTATCTCCCCACAGACTACCAGTCATTCATCCACAAATCACGCTACGCTAAATACTTCGATGGCGTAGGACGTGAGTCTTGGACAGACACAGTAGATCGTTTCTCAACCAATATTATTGGTGACAAAGTAGATCAGAAAACTAAAGCTGATCTTGAAGAGGCAATCCTAAGCCTTGGCGTCATGCCCTCAATGCGGTCTCTAATGACAGCAGGCCCTGCAGCAGAACGTGACAACACTTGTATGTACAACTGTAGCTACCTCCCAGTAGATAACATGAAGTCATTCGACGAAGCGATGTTCATATTGCTCTGTGGAACAGGCGTAGGCTTCTCAGTCGAGCGTCAGTTTGTCACAAACCTCCCTGAGGTCCCTGAGCTATACCAGAGCGAAACAAACATCGTCGTCAAAGACAGCAAAGAGGGTTGGGCAAAGGCCCTACGCCAACTCATTGCACTCCTCTACAGCGGTGAGATCCCTACGTGGGACGTGAGCCGTGTACGACCAGCTGGAGCACCTCTAAAGACTTTCGGAGGCCGTGCTTCAGGTCCAGCACCACTCGTTGATCTATTCAACTTCACAATCCACACATTCCGCCAAGCTGAAGGACGTCGTTTGTCCTCCATCGAGTGCCACGACATTATGTGTAAGATCGGAGAAGTCGTTGTTGTAGGTGGTGTACGCCGCTCTGCGATGATCTCACTGTCTAACCTAAGCGATGACCGTATGCGTCACGCAAAGTCAGGACATTGGTGGGACGAGAACCCACAGCGTGGTCTTGCAAACAACTCTGTAAGCTACACAGAAAAGCCTGATGCTCTATCGTTTATGCGTGAGTGGACAGCTTTGGTTGAGTCGCGCTCAGGTGAACGTGGTGTCTTTAACCGTGAAGCTTCCAAGAAGCAGGCAGCTAAGAATGGTCGTCGTAATCCTGATTATGAGTTTGGTACAAACCCTTGCTCTGAGATCATCTTGCGTCCTAACCAATTCTGTAACCTCACAGAAGTTGTTGTACGTGCTACAGACACAGTAGAAACACTGATGGAAAAGGTACGCCTTGCTACTATCCTCGGTACGATCCAGTCAAGCTACACCAAGTTCCCTTACTTGCGTAAGGTTTGGCAGAGGAACACAGAAGAAGAGCGTCTATTAGGTGTCTCACTGACAGGCATTATGGACAACCCATTGATGACTACACAAAACGCAGGATTGGGGAAGACACTTGAAGTGCTCAAACAAGTTGCCGTTGAAACTAATAAAGAGTGGGCTGATCGTATGGGCATTCCTGTATCTGCTGCCATTACTTGCGTTAAGCCTTCTGGCACTGTTAGCCAGCTTGTCGACAGCGCCTCAGGTATCCACGCCCGACACAGCCCCTACTACATACGTACCGTCAGAGGTGACAACAAAGACCCTCTCACCCAATTTATGAAAGACCGAGGCATCCCTAATGAGCCTTGTGCAATCAAACCAGACCAGACGACAGTCTTCAGCTTTCCTGTAAAGGCTCCTGAAGGTGCTGTTGTTACTGCTGATCTTACTGCCATCGAGCAGCTAGAGATGTGGTTGGCTTATCAGCGTCACTGGTGTGAGCACAAACCTTCTGTGACGATCAACGTCAAAGCAGAAGAGTGGCTCGAAGTTGGTGCCTTTGTTCACAAACACTTCGACGAGATGAGTGGCGTAAGCTTCTTGCCTTTCAACGATCACACATACCAGCAAGCACCTTA